TGCAGTCATAGAGGTGAAGTGGTGTTTGATTCAGTTATTGAATATGGGCAATATAGAATTTATAATAATATTATCAAGTCAGACATACACGGGCTAAGATTAGCCTTTGACAAGTGCAAAGAAACCATATTTAGAGAATTATCTCCCCTGTAGATAATATAAAGCAGTCAGACTTATAATTTGTAGATATAGCCATCCCCTTACTGCTAATGCATGTATATAGAGGTTGGCTATATTTTGCCTTTGAATAGCAGTAGCTCCCATATGCTGTGCTTAAAAATATACTAAACATGATAAACATAAAGAGTCTAAAATTATTTAGCATGATCACCTATTTTTTATCTTGTCTTTTTCTCTACTTCCGTGAGACGAACCAAAGAAGAAATTGCAAACTTGCTCAAGCTTGGCAAAAGCTTCGCGTAGCACAAGGGTTAAGATAGATGACTGCATAGCAGTAAGAGCAACCAACTTTCCATCTGCAAACAAATAACCTACACCAATACAAATAACTATAACTAAACAAACAATAAATAAAGCTAGCCTATTTACAACTTTTGTTCCTGTATTTGCCGAATAATCACGCGCATTACTTCTGTCGCTAGCAGCGATTTCTTCCTTTTTTATCCCAGCCTCTTCTAGCTTAATAAGAAAATCATGCTCCGCCTTCTTTAGCTTAAGAACAGACTCTGGGTCTTTCTCCATAGCTGCCGCTATCTCTGTTGTGCTGCAATTATCTGGTAAACCTAATGCGTCAGTAACAAGCTTTGCAGCCATACCACCGAATGGTCCACCTATTGCAGTACCTAAAACTGGCGCGATAGTTGATAGTGCCGCCTTCCAGTCAAACACTACTTATCCTCAACTATTTCAAAATGCGGTAAATCATGAAAAGATTGATCGCTCCGTTGCCAATCCTTATCCCAATCACCGCCCCAACGTAAATTAATGCCTTTCGTGTGTGCAATTCCAAACATTAAGCCAGCAAGAATATAAAAACTACCTTTATCACTCCAACTTATAGGATACGGTGCAATATCAACGGCAGATGATGGCAGTTGGTTATGCTTAGATTTTGGCCACTTTAACGAGGAAGTCCCTTTAGATACACATTCATTTTGAGCTGATTCATCTCTATGCCCTTCTAAGATTGTTACATCCATTACCTCAAGAACTTCATTGCAAATATCTTGTAATCTTTTATCGCAAGTCGATAATTTACCTAATGATCTTTTGCTGAATTTATTCATTTACTTACCTTTGCCCCAAAGATTATTAACAACAAATACAATGCTTTTTATATATTGAAGGAAATCTTTCCAGAAAATACCTATAACACTGACACAAATACCTATAGCCAATAAGATATAATTTTTCAACTTATTTAAACCCTTGACATCCTCAACCAATTGAACTAAGGACTCCTTTAGCTCTACATGATCCGTTTTAAGTTGTGCATGAAGGCGGCTAGTGCTTTCAACTTTCATTATCGCCTCTGCGTAAGACTCTCTAGAAGCTTCTTGATATTTCTCTAGCTTAATACTTACCCCCTCTAAAAGAGTTCTTATGTCACGCACTGAATTAACTTGGCCGTTTTTAGTTTCTTCAACTAACTTAAGAAGGATCTGAATTTCTGTATCTGAAGCCATAATTAATATTCCTTAACCCTACTTAGCCAGCTAGTTATACCAGGTGAAATAGTAGGTTTGCATAATAGGTCGATTACATTGCTATACCTCTCTTTAAGGCCACACCCTTCTAAGCTTAAAGCAGAAACAATCAGTATAGGTATATGCTTTAAGCTTTTTTCAGTAGAGATAAATTCAAGAACATCCCAACCACTAAATAATGGACCAGACTTTTGACCTTGCTCAAGCATCATATCCAATATTATTAAATCTATAGAAGGTAAAGCTTTATAAATATTTTTTCTTAAAAAAAATGACTGCCAGTCATCTATCTTTGCAGGGCTATACACTGAATGCGGAGAAGAACTTTTAGAATAATTAGCACTATCAATGATAGCCTTAACAACTTTAACATGGATTGGATCATCTTCAATTATGAATATGTTCATTATTAACCACCTACAACTGTAATTGATTTGCATCTACAATTTACAATTTCCCTGGCTGGAGCACCAAAACTCGAATCTGTTGGATACCTCATAGCGAAACCACCTACATTATAAGTCGCGCCTATGAGAGCCCTCTGCGTATTTGCTATGACATGGGTTTTTCTGACTCTATTATCACCAATAGTTACCCATTCTTTTTGAAGCGCACCCAATGAGATGCCAGCAGCTGCTGCTGCAATAATCATGGCAGGATCTCTTTTTGATAACTCAGCCTCTGTATCTGTAGCAAAGTTAATGGGATTGTTAGTCTCGGTTATAGCTATTGCCTTAGCTCTTCCCTCAGCGGCCCCCGAAATCTCTTTTTTGATAAGCCTTCGTAACTCCTTATCCTTTTTTTGCTGATTAAATGAGGTGTTTGAATCTACCATAGATTGCAACAGCACCCGTCTTTCTCCTGCTGGAAGCGTTAAAGCTTGAGCCACCTGATCCCCAGAAACACCCATCAATAATAATAGAGCAACAAGACCTTTATTAATGTTTCTCTCTAGCTCCGCTTCGTGGTTCTCCATAATGATTTTGGCCTGTTCTTCACTATGGTTAATAGTGTACACACTACTCTCTAGCTCAAAATCATCGTCAATATTTTTAGACCTTTCAATAAAAAAACTCTTCAACCCAAGCTGCTGCCTAATAGAGAACCCAAACTTAGGTATAACCCTTTTGTAATGACTGCGTAATAATGCTATCATCTGAGGAATAAAATTATTGGTTGGGATTATTGTTTTTGTGCTTATATAAACATTAGTAGCGTCAGAACCGATATCCTTTAATAGAGATTTCACCTTTGGCGTGAATTGCTTTTCAAGCTTTAATTGATCCTCAACTAACTTTGCAACAAGCCTCTTCTTCTCGGTATTATTTCTAACTATCATACCTATCCTTCGTTTAGAGACTCGCCTGCTATAGCTAATCCACTAGCTGTAAAAATATTATTTCCACCATCAACCTCATCCCGACCCAACTCAGCCCTCTTTTCATTTAGAGTTAAGGAGGCGTTGCCGTTTATACTTTCTGTTCTTGCTGATCTTTTTAGCCCTAATGCCCCGACCTCATCTAGATTAACAACTAACTGCATATTTGCAGTGTCTGGATAACGTGGAAGCAAAAAGGAGTTTAAGCAGCTTAAAAGTTCTTGGGCAAGTGGAATAACTCTATTTTCGTATAGTTCTAACCTAGCCTCTGCCTTATTATTAAAAGTTGCCCCAGAATCCATTTTTAATTGGATAGGGATACCAAGCCCCTTGTATATCTGTTGTTCAGCCTCACGCTTAAGGTTGAAAAAATCCATATCCTTTGGTGATAGTCCCATTTCTTCCCATTCAATACCCCCCTCTATTACCATAGGACGGCCCGAATTATTAGAGCCTTGATAGCATTCTTGGAGCTGATCTTTTAATCTAGATGATTGTTTATCTGTTAAATATCCTAAAGAGTCACCCTGTCCTTTAGCAATTAAAGCACCACTTGGCCTCGCCCCATTCTTAAGGAGCGAAAGATTATGATTACTAGCCTCTAAATACTGATTGATTTCAAAAAACAAAGGTAATACTTCCGACATTCCAGTAGGATCAGAGCTTGCGGCCCTTGGGTTAAAGTTCTTGCAGTGCAACAACTCCCCCTCTCCATTCTTGCCAAATATACGGCCACTGACAATCTCTTTTTTGAAAGCCTTACTAAAAATATTAGACTGGAATAAATAAGTGCTAGGGAATCCCCTTTGATCCGTCTGTATATCTACAAACTGAGGCTTAAGTATAAAAAGCTCTTTAGGTTCAGAATCTACAGGACCAGGAGCTTCAATATAACTATCACCCTCTAACATTCTCCAAATTGCCGCCTGAGATAAAAAAGACTCTTTTGTTTTTTGCTCCTCTTTATTAGGAGAGGATAACAAATCTAGAACAGGATGATTCGTTATCAATGTGCCTTTATCTTGTTCGGCCCCTTCTTTTTTTTCTTCCAATGCTATTGGTAAACCACCAACAGCGTTACCTATAAGATTAATAGCACTATTTAAAGGAGCTATAGTTTCATAGTTAGTTATAATCTTTTGAATATTAAAGTTATTTGCCGCTTTTAACTGCCCCACATTGTCAACGAAGAAAGTAAAGTCTGAATTAAATGCTGACGATTTTCTAGTTTGAGGAACAGTAAGTGGCTGCTTCGATATAAACTTTTCTACTAACTTAAACAT